AGGTATTAACAAAGCGAATGGTATTGCTATTGTAGTTGATAATGTTGAACAAGTTAAGGAGGTTATAAATGCCAAAGACATCAGCTAAGTCGTTGAAAACCAAAGCGGCGTACAACAAGAAAAAAAGCGTTCAAGATAAAAGAGTGCTTCAAAACAAAGCACGACGCCACGCACTAAAGAAAGGTACCGTTACGAAAGGCGACGGTAAAGACGTACACCACGTAAAGATGCTAGCCAAAGGTGGTAGTGGAAAGGATTCAAACACAAAAGTGGTTAGTAGGAAAACAAATAGAGGGTGGAGAAAGAAAAACCCGAAGGTGTATAAGAAAGGGCGAAAATAAAATCAGATGTTAGTCTGGAAAAAGAAGAGAGCGCTCTTACTGAAACTTAGAGAGCCTGAGCGGGTTCTAAACATTGTACCAACAGCAAAGAGAGTAACGTCGCATGGTGTAGAGTACGTAGCTGTACCACATCGTCTCGACGAAACAAGAATTTTGCGCGGCTTAGGTCATGACGCACCGTCGCCTATTAGGTACCATTACAGTTGGCCGGGTAGATTCGCACCGTTCTCAGCACAAAAAGATGCAGCGGCATTTCTTACGACTCATAGCAGAGCGTTTAACCTAAGTGAACTAGGAACTGGTAAATCATTAGCGTCGTTGTGGGCGTACGACTTCTTGAAACAAAAAGGTAAGATAGACAAAACACTAATCATAGCCCCACTATCCACACTGGAAAGGACTTGGGCAGATGAAGTATTCAATCATTTTCCTCATCTAACGTGTGCTGTACTACATGGTACTAGAGAGAAAAGACTGAAATTGCTACAACAAGACGTAGATATATACATAATCAACCATGACGGAGTATCCATCATAGAGAAAGCACTGCGCCTAAGACCGGACATAGACTTGGTTATGGTAGATGAAATAGCCCAATGTGCACGCAATGCCAGTACCGATAGATGGAAAACCCTTAACACAGTAGTAAACAAACACAAAGTAAAGCGTTCCTGTTGGGGTATGACTGGAACACCTACACCTAATGCACCAACTGATGCTTGGGCACAATGTAAACTGCTAGTGCCAGATAAAGTGCCACCGTACTTTAACAGATTTAAGATGCAAGTAATGAGGCAAGTGAGTCAGTTCACTTGGATTCCTAAGCCTGAAGCGACGGACGTCGTAAAAGAAATTATGCAGCCGTCGGTAAGGTTCACCAGGGATGAGTGCATAGACTTGCCACCTGTTATGTATGAAACGCGGCTCGTTGATTTAACCCAGGAACAGGCTAAAGCCTACAAAGAGATGATGGTTAGGTTGCAGACTCAAGCAGAAGATGGGGCTATCACGGCAGTCAACGAAGCAGTCAAGATGGGTAAGTTGATACAGATCGCATGCGGCGTAGTGTACGCCGACGACGGTTCAGAGTTCACCATCCCGTCTAATCCCCGTATCCAAGAAACAAAAGACATTATTCACTCAGCGGAAGGTAAGGTTATAGTATTCGTTCCTTATGTATCGTCAGTCAATATGGTAGCAGAAGAACTGAGGAACCACTTCACAGTTGAAGTTATTCATGGACGAGTGAAGAAATCCGAGCGTGACCGCATATTCAGCGAGTTCCAGAAAGGGAAAGACTTAAAAGTTATCGTCGCTCAGCCAGGTGCGATGTCACACGGCTTGACATTGACGGCGGCAAGTACCATCATTTGGTACTCATGTGTTACATCTAATGAAATATTTGAACAAGCCAACGGTAGAATCAGTAGACCGGGGCAAAAAATGAATAATTTTATCATCATGCTTGAAGGTACAAAAGTCGAAAAAAGAGTATATACAAGGCTCAAAAACAAGCAAAAAATGCAGGGTGCATTACTCGCTGAAATAAAAGCGCAAAGAAGTAAAGTAATGGCTTGACACCCAATATAAACTAGTGTAATATTGTACTCTTCTGAACTTATACGAGGGGACTTGTACTTATATGAAATTACTTAGACCGGATGAAGTTTCGGAAAAATTAGGCATCAGTAAGGGGGCGTTACCTGCTCTACGGAGACGTGATAATAGCTTCCCCCTACCCATTAGGGTATCCCAAAAAGTGTTACGTTGGGACGAGGCCGATATCAACGAATGGTTATCTAATAAAAAGGAGAGCATAGATGGCGAAAGCAAATGATATGGACGATGCCACATTAGTGAAATTGTTCATCGCATTACGTGACCGGAGGGCAAGACGCAAAGCGGACTACCAACTGGATGACGTAGATGATAGAGAGAAGCAGGAAAAGATAGAAGTTGAGTTCCTTAAACGTTTCAATAAACGTGGGATAGACAACGTATCTGCTAGAGGTATAGGGACTGCATACAGGTCGGTGCGAGCATCGGCAAAAGTTGCTGACTGGGATAGTTTACTTGAGTTTATTAAAAAAGAGGGCGCTTGGGAAATGTTAGAGCGTCGTGTAAGTAAAGTAGCCGTAGAGCAATTTAAAGCCGAAACCGACGACCTGCCCCCCGGTGTAGATTGGGGTGAAACGCAGGTTATTAATTTTAGACGTAAATAGAGAGGTACTATATATGAGTGACATGGTTCAAATAAAAGCAGGAGGGCTACCTGCTCACCTGAAAGGCAAAACTAAAACCACTAATTTATTCGCTGCAGCAGTAGCGGTAGGTGGTTTTCCGGTAATTTCAATTAAGGGTAAGGTATTCCATATCCAACGTGGCGACGAACGACAACTTGTCACCAAGGTAGGTACCGACGACGAACCGGCGGCGTCACTAGAGGTAGTTATACTATCTGTAAACCCTAATAAATCAAAAGTCTACTACGACAGTGGTTTTGTAGAAGGCAGTGTTGCTAAGCCAACATGTTATTCAAACAATGGCACGGCACCGGCGACAGATGCTGAAGAACCGCAATCTAAAAAATGTAATGTTTGTCCTCACAACCAGTGGGGTTCACGCATAACAGACAGTGGGGCTAAAGGTAAACTGTGTGGAGATTCTATGCGCTTATGCGTATCAGCGGCAGGGATGCTTAACGACCCTATGTTGCTTAGAGTCCCTGCGGCAACACTTAAAACACTAGGTTTATATGGTTCTCAACTTTCCAAGCGTGGTGTAGAGCCTCAGTATGTTGTTACTAAAGTTGGTTTCGATTACAACGTGGCACATCCTGCGCTAACATTCAAAGCCGTTCGCTTTGTTGAGGAAGAGGAGTTGGCTCTAATTGAGGAAACCCTTGTAGATGAAGGTGACTTAATAGACCAAATCACTGGTGTGACTGAGAAACCTAGCCTTAGTGTAGAACCAGTGGGGGAAGCCACACCAAAACCCACACCTACAAAAGCAAAAGCAAAAAAACCTAAACCTGCTAAAAAGGAAGTTAAAGAAGTCAAAGATGATGAAGTCGATGAGGCTTTAGACAACTTAGACTTCGACGACTAAACGTTAGACCCGGGGTACGCCCCGGTTTTTCTATGAGAGAGGTGGTTATGTCAGAGGCCCAAGACCATGAGGTAATAATCCTCTCTCACCAACTTAGGCAGGGACAGGATGGGGACTCAACAATTTTTAGATTTAATATTGCCCGACGAGGGGGACAAAATAATAGCGTTGGCCACGCCAACTAAAAACGGTGGAACTTGGTTCAAGTACAAGAGTTACAACACTAGCGAAGAAGCGGCCGAAGCGGCTATAACTTTCGACGCCGAAGGCGAAACTGTTTTCTTTGCAGTTAACTCATTTAAAGGTTGGTACTTAGACGAAGTCAAGGGCAAGAAGCGAATAAGAACTCAAGAGAATGTTTCCTCATGTCGTTCGTTGTACGACGACTTCGACGTCGGCTCAGACGATCTCAAAAAATACACGACGAGAAAGGATGCGTTAGCCGACATCGTTAAACTTGCAACAGCGTTACAACTAACCCCCACTATTACCTCATCTGGTGGGGGTTATCACTGCTACTTCTCAGTAGACCAAGATATAGATAAGAAAACTTGGGAAGAACTATCAACTTTTAAACGCAACATCACGACTCATCTAGGAATTAAGGCTGACAGAGCCGTCGATTTAGATAGCGCGAGAATCCTACGACCGGTCGGCACACACAATCGTAAAAAGAATCCACCAATAGAGGTACAACTAGTAAAGAAAGGCAAACAGTATCCTCTGGAAACTATTAGAAATAAACTCAAAGGGTATATCAAGGACAATAAAGTTGTTGCTATCCCGATTAAGAACAAGGCAATTGCTAATCCATTCGCAGCGGCACTAGGGGATTATCCTACGGCTGACGCCAATATAGTTGCAGACCATTGTTTTGCTATTAGAGAGTTCCGTGACAAAAAAGGTAACATACCGGAACCACATTGGCATAGAGCGATTGGGGTAGTTAAGCATTGTGAGAATGGTGAAGAACTTATTCACGAATGGAGCAAAGGACACGAGGGGTACAGTAGAGAGGAAACCCAGACAAAGATTGACGATTGGGCTGTCGGCCCGACGTCGTGCGCTGAGATGGATGCGCTTCTTGGTTGCAAAAAAGAATGTCCTATGGCAGGGAAATGCAAGTTTTCTATTCAATTAGGTCATAAAGAGGAAGTTATCTTAGTAGTGGAAGAACAACCCGACGATAATGAGGAAGACACTTCCGTAGGCGTGCCGGTTGTAGAAGGACAGACTATCCCCTACTGGCCTACCAGAGGTTTTAGATGGAATGGCAAATCGTTATCTAGGTCTATAAAAGATGCCGACGGCGTCGTTCACTGGCGGCCCTTTTGTCGGTCGTTCATCTATCCTATCAACAGAATTAAAGACAGCGAAGGTACTTGGGTGGTACACTGGCGTGCAAAAGAGAAAAATGGCAACTGGAGAGAGTTCTTTATGCCTACATCTGAGTTAGCGTCTACTGACTTAATGTCTAAAACGTTAGCCGCACATGAAATATTTTTAATAAGGACTCAAAAAGCGAGGAACGATATGGCTGAATTTGCAGAAGGTTTAATTGAAACCCTCCAGGGATGGAGGATAGAAACGAAAACGTATAGTCAATTTGGTTGGACAACAGATAGAAAAGGTTTCATTATGGGAACCAAAATGATTACACTAAAAGACGAGCAAGAAGTATTATGCGACCCGGACATACCTCCTGACATTTCAGTAGATTTCGGTACTTCGGGCACTATTGACGATTGGATTTCTAACATAGATAAGTTGTATAACAGGCCTGGAGCGGAGCCGTTTCAGTTCGCATTATGCCACTCAATGGGTTCAGTCCTAGTAGAGTTAATGGGTTCTTCAAACTGGCATGGTTTACCTCTCGCCTTTACAGGACACGGCGGTACCGGTAAATCGACGGCAGCGAAAATTGCTTGTGGTTTTTATGGTAATCCAGAATATATGGAACGCCAAACAGGTGAACAAGGCGCCACACTGAACGCTGTAATCAAGCGCATCGCTATTATGGGTTCATTGCCTATGCTGTTAGATGAGTTTTCAGGGCGGCAGCCGGACGAACTAACACGAACAGGTTATGCACTTGCAAACGGAAGGGATAAAGAACGCCTTGGTTCAAACGGTAAATTTGCCACAGTCGGCGGGCAGTGGTACAAAAATAGTTTCATTACAGCGAATGATTCACTGCATGAGAACATCAGTAAGTTACCAGCAGGTTATAGAGTTGAAGCGACTCAGTTGCGTTTCTTTGAGGTGCAACTTCCAGAGAATTATAGAACCGATACTTTTCCTGACATAACTCAATCGTTTGTAGAAAATCATATGGACAATGTATATGGTGAAGCGTGTAGACCTTTTATCAGGTTCGTCATTAAGAACCATGAGTGGGTACGCAGACAAATTACAGCGGCTAGAGGGAAATTCAATCCTAAATCCAACGAAGATAATAAAGAACGCTTCTATAGAGATACCATTGTTACTGCATTAGTTGCAGGAAAAATTGCAGAAAAACTAGGTTTAATCCTATTCGACCTTAAAAGTATGAAGAAGTGGGCACTAACTGAAGTGGAACGTATGCGTGAGAGCCGTAAAGAAATTAACACAGACATCGGCGAACACATCGCTCAATTCATATCCACGCTTCCGGGACGACTCATCATAACAAAACATTTCAACGACGCACGAGCCAAGACAAAGGAAACACCTATGGAAATACTCAGAGCTCCTGCTGTTGGACGAGTATGCATAATAGATAAGAAAGTCTACATAACTGCTAAGACAGTTAACGACTGGTGTAAGGATCACGGAGTAGCGCCAACGACGATGAAAGACGAACTTGATAAAGGGGGATATCTAATATACGCCTCCGACGGGGCTCCTAGCAGTAAATGTTATATCGGCTCGGGGTCAACAGTACCAAGTGGACAGGCAAGATGTTATGAGTTTAAATACGGTAAGTTGTTTGGCGACAGTGCGCCGTTAAACTTAGTGAAAACAGAAGAAGGGATAGAAACTGAAACTTTACTAAACGTAGAATAATCCAAGCGCCAGCGGGGGGTGCGCTACAGTCCCAAGCAAAAACACCCGCCGGCTAGCCCACGTTACGGGCTCTTTTAACTAAAAAAGGAATAACTATGAGAAGTAAATACAAACCTTATATGTCAGTAACACTTAACAAAGAGATACTCATGGAAAAAACACCAAAAGAGTTAGAAAAAATTGGTCGTAAGCATGACATCGATTTGGACAGGCGTAAGAAAAAAGAAACGCTAGTTGACGAGTTATATGCAGTCCTCTAATGAGATAAACAAAGAACCCAGCTACTGTTTGTGCTGTGGCTCACTGTTAGGTAAAGACTGTGGAGACGCAGAACCTGACTACAATGAGCACCTTTGTTCAAAAATATGTTACGAAAACTCTAAGCAAGACCAACTAGAGAACTACAATCCACGACTGTGGAAAAATGACTTTAATAAGTAAGACCCGGAGAAAAAAGAGAGAAAAACTCCGGGTCTTGTTGGTACTTTTGACCCAGTACCTAGGTGAGCGACTTATCGAGCTTCTCTAAAATCCCCAGTTTTCAGTGCTTCCTGGTAAACATCTGCCTCACGCATTTGTTTACCTTCTGCCCTAGTTAAACTACTTATATCAGTGCGTGGTATTTTACCGGGAGCGTCATTAAAGAAACCTCTTACCCTATCTTTTCCGTCTTGAAGAGCGTACCACTGGTCAGCAATAGCTATCATAGTCTTATTATCGTTCGCTTTACTAGCTTTTAAATACTTATTTCTAAGTTTCCGTTGTTCATCAATGTAGAATTGCTCTATCTGGTACTGTTCACTTCTAGTCCACTTAAGTTTAACTATATCACGTGCCGGTATGCCTAAAGCTTTTAACATAAGAGATACTTCACTAAAGTCTTTTGGAGGAGCTAATGGGGTACCACTTTTAGTTGTGTAACCCTCCGTACGAAATCTCCAGGCTTCCATTGGGTCACGAAGTCCTTTAGGCATAAGGTTTTCTATTCCACGATACACATTACCGTTCACAAAAAACTCACCAGCTCTAGCTATGTTCATAGCAAGATTTCCAGACGGCCCCATTATACCTACGCCAATATCTTTAAACCCTTCTTCACTTATTTCAAATTTTGTAAATGGTAAAAGACTAAATGTTTTGCCGTGGCTCAGCTTCATAGAGGTATCTATGTTTGCGTATGCAGCAAAAGGCCCTCTATAGATAGCCTCTGCAAGTTTAGGGTTGTCTGGAAATGCATCAAGAATTGCACGCTCAAAAGCCCCATCAGTTACGACAGGGTCGTTAGGTATTTCTTCCTTGTCATCCTCATCTCCGAACAGAGTCATGTAGAATAAAGATAATGAGTAAACAGATGCCATGAAAGGCAGACCCCTAAGCCCAGAAAAAAGTACCGTGTGGGCGAATAGGTTTCTTGACGCTCTAAAACCTATAGCTCGCTCTTTTCTGGTCACGCCTTTAGCAAAAATCATATGTACTGAGCGTGAGAAATTCCATGCCATTAACAACGGAAACTTTTTATATTGAATCGCTAATTTACCCATTGGTATATTTTCCATAACCCATTTCATAGCGAGCGGAGCTCCATCAGAGGTAAAGTCACCTTGAGTATCTTGTGTTTTCTTAATAGCGTAGTCCAGTGCGTTTGTTTTTAAAACTTTCATACGTGATGGATTGTCTAAACCCAGTCGGTAAGCAGTAAGAGCTGTAGAAATACGGTTATAGGCTTCAACTCCACGCGGCACTTGATACAATCTA